CAATAAACTCGGCAAGACGCTCATGTATAACCAAGCGGCGGAAATGTTCCGTGACGGCACAACCACATTACATAGTTTTGACAGCTATCATCAACTGGCCGGCATAGAAGGTAGCACGCTTCTGGCTCCGCCCGGAGATCGTGACGATCGCGCCGACAGCTATGCGCTGGCAAATGTAGGGCGAGCGGCAGCGTTGGAGGATACCGGCAATTTGCAAGTCTTGCCCGCACCAAACATCTATGGCAGCCGCGAGCGTGCAGACATGGCACAGACGCGCGATAACCCGCGCAGAGGGGGTATTTATGGCGCGCGTCGCTAGACAACGCAGGCGGCAAACAACCCGCATGGTACAGACCAATGGCAATACTGCGGAGCACAATGGCCTCATGCCGGTGCGGGAACTTATCGGTCGTGGTATCGCCGGTGACAATCAGATCAACTTGATTCGCAGCCGCGCCGCGGTGACGACGGTAGACCGCACAGTTCCCGATTACGAGTTTTATGATCGCCTTCGCCGTGGCAAGGCCAAGGGGTACTCGCTGGGCGGCCTATTCTGCAAGCGTATCGAACAGATATTCGCGGCCTGGGTATTGGGTAGCGGCTTTACCGTTACATTATCTGATGATGAAATTCTGAACGAAGAACAGGCGGACTACACCAACCAAGCATTGGTACGTTTCGTTTCCACCATCCTTGAAGGCAATGAGGATGATGACGATACTGAGCCGGACCATGACGACCAGGAAAACTCGCTGCTCCTGACCATCTACCGCGACATGTTGGGTTTGGGAGATCAGTACATCATCATCAACGGCGATGGTTCGCTATCCGTGCCCAGCCCCGATACGGTGACGGTCACACGCGCCGAGCGCGACTATCGGCAGATAGAAGCCATTACGGTCGAAACGCGCATGGGCAAGCAGACCATCATCGACGAATACCGCGCCGACCGCCGTACTGTGACAGTCAAAGAAGGCGGGCGCATCGTCGAACTCAATACTTATCCAAATCTTATCGGGCGCATTCCCGTCGTGCATCTAGCTCATGGTCGCAGCGCCAACGAAACAAACGGGCATCCTGTGCATGAGCCGCTTTTGCCGCTGTTTGACCAGTATGACGATGTGATCTATAAGCAACTCGACGGTGCTAAGTTGCTCGGCAATCCGTTTCTGTATTTTGCCGGGATGGAAGATGTAAACGCTATCAAAAATGCCAATGACCCGGCCACGGCGGAGACATACACGGCAGCAGACGGTAGCACGCAGACGCATAATCAACTCAACATTGATCAAAATGCAGTATTCATAGTTGGCAAGGGCGGCAGTGTCGGTTTCGCTTCGCCGCAGGTTGGCTTTAGCGCGGACACCGCGCAGGCGCTCAAGACGCTCTTTTGGTTACTTCTCGACCATACCGGTATCCCTGAGTTCATCTGGGGCAACCAAATATCGAGTGGACGCTCTTCCAGTGAAACGCAGATGGACCAATTCATCAACGATATCGAGTCCCGACAGCGTGACGCTAGCGGATGGATTCTGCGCCTGTGCAAAATTTGGCTGATGTTGTTGGCACTGGTGGATAGCCAAATCGTAGTCGGGCAGTTGATTTTGCAATGGTCGTCGCTACGCCAACAGCCGGCGGAAATCCTGCTCAAGATGATTGACGCGGCGCTCTTGAATGGTCTGATTAGGCGAGAGACCGCATTGCGTCTAATGAGCCTGGTTAACAACCCGGAACGCGAGGTAGCGGAAGCAGACCTTGAGGCTGAAGAAGCGCAGGCCGCGGCATTCCCGGACGGTACAAGCGCGCAGTTTGGAGCACGATTGGCCGCGGATGTTGATGAAGAACCGGCTGAATTGGAACCAGAACAGGAGACTTGATCTATGCCGAGTGCATTCTCACGCGAACGAGTGAACGCAATTGTCGAGATGTTTGATGAATTGCTGGAAGAGCTTCGCGCCGCCAAGCCTAATGATCGCAGTGAAGCAGCCCGCTATATAGCAATCACCATCACGGAAGTTGAGAAGGTGCGAGCCGTGTTTATCGTTTATGTCAAAGGCGAAATGCCGTGAATGAAGCCCAGCACAAGGCCTTGACCGAGCGCATGGACCGCATTGCGGCGTTGCTGGAACGCATCTTGGGGCATGCCGAGTATTTGGCGCAACAGGCCGTGCCACCTGATGACGAAGTACAGTTTCCGAGTGCTTTTAGTGAGACGAAAGTTGTACCCAATCTGTTAAAACCTCGTCGCAAGGCAAAGGCAGACTAGTGGCACAGTCCTACCGTTCGCGGTTCCTATCGATAATGAGCGCCAATGAACGCCGCATGAAGGCGCTGTTTACCGACTTGGCGACTACTCTGGTCGGTGAGTTGACGCGCCGTGCCGGGCCTGACGGAACTATCCCGCGCAGCGCATGGCCGGACGTGCAGACCGCGGTCGGGGCACGCGTGACGATGTTCTTTGTGGGGCGCACGGGCGGCGGACAACGTGCGCCATTCGATGTGCTGCAAGATGGCACGGTTTACCCACTCTCGCCCTACATGCGCGCATTGTGGCAGGCCATCACGGACGCGGTGCGTGTGCCGGTTGAACAAGAGGCGACTCTAATGCGGCGTATTATCCCGCCGGAAGTGATAGCCGTTATGCGCGGCGCGACAGGCGATCCGTTTGTGGCGGCTAAGGCGCAGGTGCGTGAACAGGTATTCCGGCCCAATCCGCTAGCGCGTTATGATGCTCCGCATCTTTGGGTGGACCCAAACGGCTATACACTCAGTGAGCGCATCTGGAATACGGCCGGCGATACACGGCGTCGGCTGGATGCCATGTTAGAGGATGGCATCCGGCGCGGCCGTGGCGTGCTGAATCTGGAGACCGGCGGAGCGACTGGCCTAGCGCGCGATCTGGAACAATTCCTGATCCCCGGTCGCAGCCTCAAGCGCACACGTGCGCCTTATGGCATTGATGCCTCTTTTGACGCCATGCGCCTAGCCAGGACGGAGATCACGCGCGCACACGGGCAAGCGGCACAAGTCGCGGCAGCGATGAACCCATTTGTAGAAGGTATCAAATGGAATCTCAGTGGTTCGCACCCGCGTCCAGACATCTGCGATGATTATGCGCGCGGGGGGCCAAATGGGGATGGCGTGTATCCGCTGAATGAAGTGCCAAACTACCCCGCGCATCCTCACGACATGTGCTATCTGACGCAGGTATCAATCCCTGCCGACGAACGTGAATCCCGTCTGGAGGCGCTACGTGACGATGTGCGCAGCGCCCGCGCCGAGTTGGTGCGGCTCATCGGCCCATTGCTGGTGGAGCAATATACGGACCTGTTATTAGGACGACAGTTGCAGACAACGCGCGCATTGCCTTCCGAGTTGCCCGCCTTGCCGGTATCGCCGGCACGTTTCGTGCCACCTGTGCCAACTGATATTATCGGCGTACTTCTAGGAGAGTAGATGTCTGATTCCGCCGCATTCTTCCGCGCCGCCAATATCCTAACGCTCGACTACCCCTACGCCGCGGCCATCGCGTCGGCGCTGTCCGTCTGCGACGAGGCGTGCATTGTGGTTGGGCAGTCGCAGGACGGCACACGTGACGCCATCTATGCCATGCAAGCGCAATATGGCGCAGACCGGCTCAAGGTGCGAGAAGAAATAATCCACTATGACCGCGGCTGGCAAGAACGCTGGTGGCAATGGTGCGCCGAGATGACGACGGCAGACTGGCAATTGTGGCTCGACTTGGATGAGGTGATTGCGCCGGAAGCGGCACCGTGGCTGCGTGATATGATGGACGATCCGGCGCTGTTTCTGGTGCGCTTTCCGTTCGTACATTTCTATGCCACGGCCAACTATACCGGCGCGTTCCGATTGACGCGCAACACGCGGCTAGGGCGCGCTTCGGCGGGTTGGCGTATGGTAAACATGTGCGACGATCTACATCCTACCTGGTCGGCATGTGCCATGCGTGTCGGCAATCACGAGACGAATGGTGTTGATGCTCATAGCTATCATGAGCATGGCATTGTGGACAGTCAATGGCCCATCCTCCATTATGGCTGGTGCAGGACGCCGCAGGCACTGGGCATTTCGCAGGCGAAACATTATGCTTGGTATGCGGATGGCGACGGCTTGGCCGATGGTCATGTACCCGATGTGCCGCCCTATGATTTTTGCTTTGAACAACAGTTAACCAACGGCTGGGCGCGACCCTACGCAGGCGAGCATCCGATAGGCATGGCAGAGTGGATGGCCGCGCACACGGCGGTATGGGCCGAACTGGAGAGGGTGACGGCGTGATGGCTCTCATTTATTTGCACAAGGAAAATGGATTATTTTGGATACGTGTCCCCTGGGGCGGTATTGGCTTATCACGGCGTCCGTTATCCTTTAGCGAGCGCAATGGCTATGTTGTGTTTTTGTCATTGCCTTTTGGTTGGCGTATTTTTCCACTCCGACACTATGATTTCTAGGAGAGATAAGTTGTTGAACCTGTTTCTTAGCGTCGTTCCACCATTCCCCCTGGCGTTTGGCCTCATGCTGCGCGACCTGTGCGGGTTGACACGTTTTATTGAGACAGGCACATATCACGGCGATACGGCGCGGCTGGTAGCGCCGCACTTCGAGCGTGTCTTGACGATGGAGGCGGTCGCTGAACGCTTCTGGGCCATAGCCGGTCCAGACTGGCCGGACAACGTGATACGTGTTTGTGATGACAGCGCCACGGATTTACTTGGCTATATCCGAGGTGCAGAGCCGACCATGTTTTGGCTAGACGCTCATTGGATCAGCAACGGCACGGGACCGGATGATGATCCCCTCATGGCGGGCATTTCGAGATGTCCTTTGCGTGACGAGTTGACACAGATTGCGTGCCGCGGCGATTATGCTGCTGACGTGATCTTAATCGATGATGCACGCTATTTCCTGCGTCCACCCATAGGCCGTGGGAGAGGCGTAGACTGGCCTAGCCTTGATGAGATTGTAGAGCTATTGCCGGACCGATTCATCTTTGTGCATAGCGGCGTGCTGGTGGCTGCGCCGAATAAATATCGACCGCAGCTTAACGAGTGGCTCCTAGAACATCCTGATCCAGGAGATGAACGTGCTCCAAAATGACGCAATAGTGGTCATGTGCACCTATAACGAGGCGGATAATGTCGGTGGCATTTTGACCGAATTGTCCGCACTTGGCTATTCGACAATCCTCGTCGATAGTAGCAGCTCGGACGGGACCGCGGAGATAGCCGGAAACTTTGCACGCGTGCAAGTTAACGTCGTGCCTAATCGTGGCATTGCCGCGGCCTATCGGCATGGGCTAAGCTTAGGCTGCAAGGAGCCAGTTGAGTTCGTTGTCCAGATGGACGCCGGATGGACGCATGATCCGACATTGATTTTCCCTATGTTGCTTGACGCGCAAATGACCCATACTGGGCTGACCATCGGCTCGCGGTTTTACCAAGCAGCGTCGGTGTTAGGCTACCGAACCGCGCTCAGTCTTGGCGCTGCTTGGCTCATGCGGCGGCGTGGCGTACCTGTGCGCGATGCGACCAGCGGCTTTCGGGTATGGCGGCGAGAAACATTGCAAGCGGCACTTGCCGGACCGATGCGAGCGAGGGGCTTTGCTTTTCAACTGGAGTTGCTCTGGAACGCGCATAGGGCAGGCACAGTCATTGCCGAATATCCCATCCCGTATCGGCTCACCAATAGCTCGTTCCGTTGGGGTATGGTAGTCGAAGCACTCACTATTGTCGGTGGTCTGTAATAATATGCGAATCTTCTTCGATACTGAATTTACGGGACTTCATCAGGACACGACTCTAATCAGTCTTGGCATGGTCACGGAGACCGGCGAAACGTTCTATGCCGAATCTAATGAATTTGCTCAGGATCAGATTGATGAATGGCTAGAGAAGAATGTGTTGGCCCATCTCTTTGGTTCCGCCGATGCGATGTCCCGCGCCGAACCCCAAATTGACTTCGCATTCAGAGCCAGCAACGCTATGATTGCTCATGGCATTCGGCAATGGACGGCAAAATGGAGCCGCTGTGAAATGTGGTCAGATTGCCTTGCTTATGACTGGGTATTGTTCTGCGAATTATTCGGTGGTGCCAGATATCTTCCCAAGAATATCTACTATATCCCCTTTGATTTGGCGACCATGCTCCTACTGCGAAGGATCGATCCCGATATAAACCGAGAGCAATTTTTGGGCATCGCAGGATGCCAGAAACATAATGCGTTATGGGATGCAAAGGTGATTCGTGATTGTGTTCTGATGTCAGAACGAGCCGCGGAGATAATAACATGATCACCTTCTTCAGTAGTCCGCGTCCGTTCCGCGGACAATTCGATATGTTGCAACGGATGGCGATTCAGTCCTGGCTAGGAGCCGTGCCGGGCTGTCAGGTAATCCTGATGGGCGACGCGCCTGGTACAGGGCAGGTCGCACAAGAGCTAGGCATTACACGCTGTCTCGATGTGGCGGTCAATGAACAAACCACGCCTCTAGTCAATAGCATCTTTGCGCTGGGTGAACGCTACGCAACGCATGGGTGGCTATGTGAGATTAGTGCAGATATTACGCTCGATATTGATATTATGGACGCATGTTTAGCGTTGGCCCATCTGGACAATCCGTTCGTGGTGGGACAACGATGGGACATAGACGCAGGCGCTAAGCCGTCTAGCGCCGTGCTACATCCGCCTTGTGGCGTGGATTATTTCTTGTATCGCCGCGGCACGTTGCCGGTTGCAGACATTCCGCCTTTCGCCGTAGGGAAAACGGCTTATGACAATTGGCTAGTGTGGGCGGCGCAGGAACAATGGGGGATGAGCGTCATTGATGCTACGGAGTCCATTACTGCGATTCACGTCAACCACCCGCATCCTGAGTATGGCAACAAGACGGCTATGTTTGAGAGCGCCGAACGTGCCGAGAATTTGCGGCTATCGGCGGCAAGCGGCTGCAGGCGTTTATATGGCATTGATGATGCGCCGTGGGTGCTGATCAATGGGCAGGTGGAAAGGCGACCATGAGTCCTCTTGAGAACTTACCTGCTCAAATCAAAATGTTGGATATTGTCTATGCGGTTTCGTATGTGGACAAACCGAGCGATGTTGATTCCCAAAAACGCCAATCGCTTTTTGGTCAGGTGGATTACTGGACTCGATCAATTCGCGTTTATGCTAATGACAGAAGCGAGTCGGATATTCGGCAGACACTTTGGCACGAATTGATCCACGCTCTTTGCGAAAAACTCCATATAGAAACAAAAGAAGACAAGCTCATGGATGATGAACAGGCGATTGATTTGTTAGCGACTGGAATAAACACGCTTCTGCAAGATAATCCGAAATTGAGAGGTTTGTCCTAGCATGTCACGTGATTTTGGTACTAGCGGCCACGAATGGATGAGACCACAGGAACAGACTATAGACGACGACAAAATTCGTGCTATACTAGAGCAGCAATCATATCCGCTTGCCACGCACAACCTGGATGAGCTACATCGCGAGTTGTCGCAATTGGAACGCATGTTAACGCCGCTGCTCAATCAGGTGCGGCGGATGCTAGGCAAGGAATAGATTGTTCCAAACGGATGAGAAATGTTCACGCTAACTATTTCTATAGATGATCCTGAAGACATTGGCATGATTGCGGCGATTGCTGATGTGTTAATCAATGCAGGCGAAGCAAAGTCTGGGATTTCCGAGTCTCTTAACGCTATCGAATATCTTTTAGATCAACTTGAATACTATCTTCCTGCTCCATCTGAAGATATAAGGAATGTTGATAGATTTCTTTCGTATCTCAAATTATGGATAAACCGAAAAGAATTGAGACTCAAAGCAGAAAAGAACAGAGAACCATTAACATCATAAGAAATTAGTATTATTGATCTAATCGCATATCGCAGCCCCACTTGGCGAGAGCCAACCGCGGCGACACTGGCACAGTCCAGTTGTCGCCGTTTTGCTTGTGTAGGATGAAGGAGAGTAACCAATGCCAGTCATGGCCTGCCAGATGAATGATAAGTCCGGCTACAAATACGGCGAGGGTGGCGCGTGCTACACCTACGCAGGCGGCAATGAGCGCAGTCGCAAAGCGGCCAAGCGCAAGGCCATGATGCAGGGCGCGGCCATCGAGGCGAGCAAGGCGCGCGCGGCTGGGCGTCAGAGCTATGCTGTCAAGGAATTTGGCGATTCCCTGAATGACATGATTGAGCATGTACGCATGGCCTTCGACAAGCGATTCCCTCACAGCGATATGATGCCGATGCCCTATTGCTATGCCGTGGACATCTTCGAGGATCACGTCATCGGCAAGGAAGGCGAAAAATATTACTACATCGGCATGGATATGGAGGGCGAGCACATTGTCTTTGACGACCGTGAGGACTGGGAAGAAATGCAGTTGTCCTATCAGCCCGTGTCCGAAATGGCGCAAGAAGTCATCGTGCGCGAAACACTAGTCGGGCAGTTCCGCGGGGACTTTCCCGACGTGCCGATAGCCGAGGGCGTCAATCTGGATGAACTCCGGGTGCGCGACCCTAATCCCGTCTTTGTGACGCTTCCTATTGTGCCGGAAGTCGGCGCGGTGAGCGCAAATGGCTTGCTGTATGATGAGGCGCTTGTCAACAGCATTCAAGAGCAAATCAACACGCGACGACCCGGCGGTAGTTTCGGCCATCTCAAAGATGTTGACCGGGACAGCGCGTTTCCAATTCCAGAGGCGCTTTGGGTAGGAGCGGCGCGACAGGGTAATACGTTATGGGCCAAGTCCTACATTCGACCGGGCGCGGCCCGTGAATATGTGCTTGACCTCAAGGCCGTCAACGGCTTCATCGCCACCAGCATCTATGGCAAAGGCAAATCTGAGCCGGTACGGGCGGGCGTGCGACGCCTGAATCCGTTCAAGCTCGAAAGCCTAGACTATGCGCCACCGGACCGCGCGGCGCTCCGACATGGTGCATTGCCGCAGGTGACGGCAGAGATGTCTACCAGTGCGGCGGCTGTACCCGCCGCAGAACAGGATAGTGACATGGATCGAGAACAGATTATCGCGGAGTTAACCGCGAACGACATTCCGAAGCCGGTGCGCGAGCAGCTTGTCGCTGAGGCCATCTTGCCGCATGTGGCGCAACTCGCCATTATCCGTGAGACGCTCGGCCTGGACGCCGAAGCGGACCTTGCGGCGGTTATTGCGGAGATGCAACGCAAGGCCGTAGAAGAGGCACAGGCAGCGGTGCAGCGGCATATCGACGAGTTGGTGAGCGAGATCAAGATCGAGTCGGTACGCGCCATCGTTGCGGAGTTGGTGCAGGCGCGCAAGCCGCAGACGCTTGAGGACGCCGACGCCGCGTATGCCGCGGTCAAAGAATCGACCAGCGTCAAACGACTGCTGACTGCACAGGTGCGCGAGATGACCGGCCCGCCTGCGGTCGTGGCAAGCAAGGTTCGCGGACGCAATCTGGAGGATACGCCGGAAAATCGCGCGGCTGCCATTGCCGCAACCGGAATCAGCATCTAGTAGATATGGCGCACTACGCGCCTGAACAGGAGTTGTAACTATGGCAGATATTACTGTCACCGTCGAGCAGGTGCGCGCGCTGACTGAGAATGGCGCGGTCCTGTTGCCGCCGCTGTTGGCGGGTGGGACCATCAACATGGGCGACGCTGTGTACATGGGTACAGGCGGAACGGTTGTCGCGGCTGATGCCAATGCCAGTTCTGCCGCGACGAAAGCAATTGGCATTGCCGTTGAATCGTTTGACGGCGAAACGTCGGTCGCCAGCGGCAATCCCGTCACGGTCTGTTGTTTCGGGCCGGTGTCCGGCTACAGCAGCATGACGCCGGGCGTCAACGTCTGGGTCAGTGACACGGTAGGCCGATTGGCGGATGCTGCCGGCACGTTTGACCGTATCCTCGGCTGGTCGCTCAGCGCCGGGATCGTCTTTGTGAACCCGGAGCAGAACACGCCCGCTAGCTAGTTAACGACCCGACAGGGCGTAGAAGGAGCATTACTATGGCAGAGGTAATCGGCCATTTGACTCTGTTGAACAAGGCGCTGCCGACCGGAGTGGACGGGACACGCCTAGCGGAATGGGCGCTGCGTGACGGCGTGACTTATGGCGAACTTGCCAATCAAGTTTCGTTGGCGTTGGCGCAGGCAAATCAAGAGCTTGTCAACCGTTGGGGCTGGTGTTTCAGCTTTACGGAAGATTTGATGCAAGAGTACGAGAATGGCGGCGCGGTCACGGCAATGGACGAAATGACCGACATGGATCGGCCCAAGCCTGTCCTGGGCACGACCATCGGCCATATGATCGACCTGCGCACCTATGGCTCGGCAATCGGCGGCACTCGGCATTACTTCCGCGATGCCAGGAGCGCGCTCATCAACACGGCCATTCGCACCAATGTCCGCAAGGCCGTCTGGCGATTCGAGCAGAAATTGCTCACGCGCTGGCTGACCAATACTGAGAACGCCATCGGTGCGGCAGGCTATGACGTGCCGTTCGTGCGCGGCACCGGCGGCAATGTGGATTTCGCTCCGCCTGCGTTTGAGGGTGAGGCGTTCACGACCAGCCATGATCACTACGTAGCGGAGAACGTATCGACGCCCAAGACGTTCGCGGACTTGCTCAACACGATGGCGGAGACGTTGCAGGAGCATGGTCATGAGCCGCCGTTCCGGTCCGTGGTGAGCCGGGCCGATGTTGCGACCTATGCGGCGCTGACCAAGTTTGTCGAGATGGTCAACGTCAACGGTCTGATCATCGACCGCGGCGGCGAATCTAGCGGAAATCAGATGTTCAGAATAGCGCCGCAATGGATCGGCGGGCACTTCGGCGACTTCCAGAGTGATTATGGCTTGGTTGAGTTGTTCGCTACGGCGAGACTCGCTACCGGCTATGCAGGTTTGACCAAGAGCTATGGAAATCTGGATGCCCGCAATGGCCTAGCTGTGCGGGTGCATCCGAGTGTCGGCTTCGGCATGATGATTGTGCCTGAGACGACCATCAACGACGACACGCCCATCAAGCAACTAGACATCGAGTTCGAGTTCGGTGTGGGCGTGGGCGCAGATCGCACGAATGGCGTCGCCGGATTGTTGGTAGCGGGGGGCGCGTGGGCCAACCCAACAATCAGCTAAGTTGGAGCGTGACATGCGGTTGAACTGGTGCGCTTACCAATTTCGGGCGGTAGATGGTTACGGCCGTTACTCCAGCTTTTTGATTCGTGCCCTGCAACGCGCAGGGCACGAAGTCACGCCGATCCTAGTGGAATATCTTTGGTCGCCTGCTTGGCTGCAACGTATGTGGGATGTGGACTATCGTGCCCTGACCATCTCATGTATGCCGCCATATTTTCTGCAAAAGATGCAAGGCCCGCAGTGGGCCTTGAGCATGACCGAGGGGAGCGAACTACCCGATGGCTGGGGCGAGTGCATTAACAATGCCGGTGTGGAGCGCGTCATCGTGCCGTGCGACTACAACGCCGAGGGATTTCGCAACGGCGGCATCAAAGCGCCGGTAGTTGTCATTCCAGGCGGAACAGACCCGGAAGAGTTTCCCATCCTGCCTCAATGTCTCAAGGCCAAGCCGGACAGGACACGGCCCTATACGTTCTTGGCGCTGGGCGACCGGGGTAGCCGTAAAGGGTGGATCGAGGTGTGGCAGGCGTTCTATGCGACGTTCGGCACGCCGACAGATACGCCCGATGTGCGACTGGTCATCAAGGCACGGCCCGAAATGAACGATCTGCTACAGCGCATTGCGGGCGCATCGAACCTCGATCCGCGTGTGAGCATCCAAATCGAGGACGCGCGCAATGTAGCTGACGTATACACGCAGGCGGATTGTTTCGTTATCCCTAGTCGCAGCGAAGGATGGGGGATGCCACACCGCGAGGCGGCCATGATGGGGCTGCCGGTTATCACGCTACGCTACAGCGGCATGGACGATGGGCATACCGATCAGTGGGCTATCGTAGTGGATGAGCATACGATTGACCGCATCCCTACGTCGCACGAGTCTATCCAAGGACTATGGGCTAAGGCGGATGTCGCTGCACTGGCGCGCACGATGCGCGATTGTTACGACGATCCCGCATGGGCGCAGGCGCGAGGGTTGGCGGCAGCACAATGGCTACGCCGTCACCAGACTTGGGATCACGTTGCGGCGCGCTTGATTGCTGAGATCGGTGCAGCCGGCTATGACACGCGGCCCACCGCGCCAATACAGATTGCAGCGCCGCCGGTCTTCGCCATGCCGCACAGCAACGGCAACGGCCATGTGGAGGTTAAGGAGATAGCAATTGGCGCTCACGGCTGATCAACTCGCCGATATGCAAGGCGACCTCGGTATTACCGCAGATGAAACGGTCTTTACCGACGCCGAGCTGAACCGCCTCTTCACCCGCGCGGCTGAGGATTATAACACAGCGGTCTATCTGGGCTATCGGCAGCTCCTAGCCGACGCCAACAAGTTCTTCGACTATCGCGCCGGACAGACGAGCGTCTCTCGCAGCCAGGTACGCAAGCACTTATTCGAGATGTTGCAGTTCTGGCAGGATGAGAGCAGAGTGGCGGGCAATCAGCTTGCCATCCTGGGGTTGGCTCAAATCCCCCCGAAGTGGAAGGACGAACCAATTAGCCCGGACCGTGAACGCCTGCGGCGTGGCGCGCTGAATGATCCGGACGTGCCACATGTCTAGGATAGACAGTTGGAGCGGCAACAGCTGGCCTCTGGGCGCATGGGTAGATGACCACGACCTCGGCGTCGATACGGCTATCCTGATTGCCGACAAGTCTACCAGCATCACGGTAGTGCGTGCTGGCGTAGCGCAGGCCGCGCAGACGGTACGAATTGAGACATTGGCCGGGCAAGGCAAGACACAGACGATGGGCGGCGTGGTACATAGCATAGATGCACTGTTGATAGGTTACAAGGGACATCCGACCATAACCGACACCAGCATCCAGTCTGGCGATAGGTTCAAGGTGGGTGTGCAAATGTTTGAGGTGATCTCCATCATGCCGGGTCTGACCGACTCGCTTCAGGCGTATCTGACGGCAAAGGCATAGCTCATGCCTACCGGCGTAACGTGGTCGCATCCGCCGCAGCGGGCCTTTGCCGAACTGAGCGCCAGCTACGCGGCGGCGATAGAGCGCGGAATCTTCGAGATTGCGCAACGCTGGGCGCCGGAAATTGAAAGTTGGATGAAGGCCAACGCGCCGTGGGAGGATCAAACCACTAATGCGCGCCAGGGACTATATACCAAACCGGACCACTTTGTAGGCGAGATGGTCGAGCTTATCATGGCGCACGGCGTAGAGTATGGGATTTACTTAGAGCTGAATAACGCGGGTCGCTATGCCATCGTCAACCCGGCACTAGACCGATTCGCGCCGCTTATCTGGCAGGACGTCGTGAGGCTTTTATCATGAGTGCTCTTAGCGCGGCCAAAGCCATTCTCGAGGCCGATACAACGCTACTCGCCACGGCGACGGGCGGCATTTTCGACTACGACGAGACTGGCCGGCAGGGACTTTCGCGCACCATCACGCCGGCGGCATTCGATAGCAACGGCATCATCAAGCCGTGCGTGCTACTCAAGCTA